CTCGCGGGTGACATTGAATTTATATCCATGCACATTTGCCCCTTCCTATAACTGCAAACTCAAATCACGAAGCTGATTCATTACCGCCGCCCTTGGTCTCCTCGTACCCAAGTTTTGCCACACAAGCGGAATGATTGCGGATGCGTTCGCATCGTAGGCATTTACCCAATCAATGACCGCCTCCATCGCCGCCCTTATTTCCAACATATGAAATCCCCAATAAATCACCAGCGTTTCACCGGGGATGATGGCATCCCCCCACGAATATGCCGCCATGTTGTAGTAGTTTCGGATATTGTTTACAGCAGTGCGTAAATCCGTTATATGCCGCGCTTTTACTGAGGTTTGATTGAATGTTATGGTATCGAAAGGCGAAGTCAAAACCGTAAATGTACGAGTAACGGTCGGGCTGTCGAAGTCTCCATCCGAGGTATGGACTGCCACAGTATGGTTTCCCGACGCGAGTTCATCCGAAAAATAAACCGTTCTGCCGCCGTTTACAAAATCTCCGCTGGTGGTAAATTTGTCGGGATTATCCACGCTATTATGCCATGCACCGCTTCCAACCCGCACATACAGCGTTTGCGGCTGACCATCCGGCTCTGGTTTGGTTTCGATAAATACCATCGCCCTTGTGTTGTATGTAATGCTGTTATTTCGTGGAGAATCTATTGTTGGCGCAAGCGGCGGTCTGTCGAGCGGTATGTTTTTGATTATATTGCTTAAACTTTCGCCGGAGAAAGAACCCAGCGTGTCTATTGTCCATATGCCAAATTGAGTATATGTTCCTGGCACTCTTGAAACATTCGGCGTAAAAGTGCCGTTGGTTGCCGCACGGTCGATAACCGCTAAAACCATCCAATTACTCCATGTTATGTCCCCAGCCGTAGCTTCGGCTACTTTGTGCAGATATGTTTCCCAGCCAAATGGTCTGCCAGCCCGGATGTTCATTGGGCAGTTTTTCCCACTCCAATGGAAATGCTGTACAACATTCGAGATGGAAATATTGCGGCGAGTGCAGATATCGGCTGTCAGTGCGATTGCCCTTGCTACTGCTGTTGGAAAATCGCCATCTTGATTTACACAAATTTCAATGCCGATGGAGTGCCTGTTGCCATTCCCTGCGCCATCCCCGGCATGGAAACCATCCTCATTTTCGGGAAGATGCTGGACGGTTTGAATATCGTCTACTGTATAATGCCAGCTTACATTTACGCCGGGAGATTGTAACCAATGCCCATGTCCGATTGCATTTGAACCAACATTTGTATTATCCGTTTCGTGAATAGTCACATAAAGCATATTGTTGACCCTGCCCGGTCGGTTTGCCGCCCTGTGAACGACATATAATTTGCGAAGCTGCCATCGGCATCCATGAATAAGCAGTTACTGCTTCCGTTGCCGATAGAATTTATCAACGAAATATTAACAGCAAAGATTTTGCACCCTGTCCACCAGATATTGTTGTGGAAAATACTGTGGACACCCTTGTCGGTCTTGGCGCAGGAGTGCTTACATTCATGTTTACCGCTGGCATTCCTGTTTGGTTTCCGGCGTACAAAAATAATGGCAAGGCAAGACCGGGAGTGCCAGAGCCTGTGCGATTCAAATGCAAGGTTCACCGCCAACAAGCGCAAATGTGGCATAATCAATAATGCTTTGTGTGAAAATCTGCTCAATTATATTTTCAAACTCGCGTGAGAATACCGCGCTGGTGTTCGCGCCCCAATATGTACTGATGGCGAATTGCCCGGTTTGTGGGTCAAATGTGGTCTTTATGCCAACATCAGCGGCATCGCATAAATCAGTTACGCAGTCCATTAAGTTCCCCTGCGACACACCAGCCTCTTCCACGATGCAGGATATTTGGCGGTCGCGGTAAATCAGAGTGCCGCGCTGTTTCGGTGTGAAAATTCGCAGTAAATGCCGCCTATGCTCAAAGGTTGCCTCAACATTTTGTGCGATAATCTGCCCTTCGATAGTAATATTCCGCATATCAAGTGTTGACGATATAGCAATTCCATTTGACATTAACACTTATGCTTGCCGAATATCATGCCCCCCGAATGGGTGGAATGACTCAATATTAAGTGGAAATGCTATATATAAAACGCGCCGTCTTGCCCCGGTGCGCTGAAAGTGTTTATACTCTGTCGGATGCGCCCGATGCCATCCAGCCGCGACAGGAAAATGGGTTTTAATTGCCGAATGGTAATGCTTCCACCTTCTTGATTTCTATATGTGACTTCCATCAGCCCACCCCCAGCGCAAGTTTTCTGCTCATATTTCTAAATTCACGCGCCGCTTCTTTTTCGGAGAGTGCTTTCGGCGAAGTGATGGATATATTTTGCGTAACATTCCCACCAACAGGGGATGCCCCAGCAGAATACGCTCCATCAAAAATACTGCCAAAACCACCACGCACACTTGTGTCTATGTTAAAATCAGTGGGGATGGCTTCTTGCATATCTTTTCCGATTTGTTTCATTATTTCTTCAAAGCCAACACCAATCCCTGCGCCCATATCGCGTCCAATTCCGGCAAAGACCGTGGATGGGGAGCGGATGCCCAAGAAACTGGTTACGCTGTTGACAACACTACCCACCGCATCACGAACGCTGGAAATGACACTACTTACCATACTGGTGATGCCCTGCACCAAGCCGCGCATGAGATTTGCTCCAGCTTCTACCATTGCACTTAAACCAGAGCCGACCGCGCCAACGATGCCTGTTATAATCTGAGGAATCGCCGCCACAATCTCACTTATGATTTGCGGTAAATTTTGAATCAGCGACACCAGCAATTGCACTCCGGCTTCGATGATTTGTGGAATAGAGCCAATTATCGCCTCCACCAAACTTGTGATGATTTGGGGGATGGCTTCCAGCACAGTGCTTATTATTAGCGGCAGATTCTGTACCAGCGAAATAAGCAATTCCACTCCAGCATCTATAAGCTGGGGAATTGAACCGATGATGGCATCCAGTATGTTTGTTATTATTTCGGGAATCGCCGCCACGATAGTTGTTATAATTTCCGGCAGGGCTTCCACCAAAGCAATCAACAGTTTTATGCCGGAATCAATAATTAATGGAATTGCATCCAGCACAGCCGTAATAATGCTGTCTATTATTTGCGGTATAACTTCCACAATAGTTGCTATTATTTCCGGCAAGGCTTCAACAAGAGATGTCAAAAGCTGAATCCCAGCCTCGATTATTTGTGGAATCGCACCAATCAAAAAGTTTACAATTCCCTCTATAATTGCTGGAAGCGCGGCGATTAATGTTGGGATTGCCGCCAATATTCCATCAGTCAGCCCAATCACTAATTGCAAAGCCGCATCCAGTATTTGTGGAAGATTATCAATGAGCGTTTTGACGATAAACATAATCAATTCCACAAGTGTCGGAATTAACCTTGGAAGCGAATCCGCGATTCCGTTTGCCAAAGCAACAACGACCTCGACAGCACCTTCCAATAGCACAGGTAAAGCAATTACAATGCCATCCACAATTGTATTGACCACCGTCAGTGCCGTGTCGATGAGGCTGGGTAAATTGTTCACAATGCCCTCGACCAGCGCAGTGATGACACCCGGAGCCATTTCTGCAATAACGGACACCAGTGTGTTCACCATGTCCAGTATTTTGGGAATAGCTGTTGCAATACCCTCTACAAGATTTCTGATGCCTTCTTCCATTGCCTCGCTTGCGCCTTCTTGCCCGGAAACAATGTCAGCAAACGCCATTGTCACTTGTGCCAAACCGGGAAGGAGTTCTGCTCCAATTGTGGCTTTGACTCCACGAAATGCCATCTGCAAATCGGTTTGGGCATTACTGAAAGCCACCGATGCATCAATGAGTTCATCGTTGAATACAATCCCCAAATCATGGGCGCGTTGACGCATTTCGTCTATACTTAAGCTGGTGTCGTTAAGAATGGGCATCAATTCCATGCCAGCCCTGCGCCCAAAAATGGTCAGAACCATGTTCGTTTTTTCTGCACTTGGCTCCATTTCTTGGAATGCTTTAATAGTGGCATTTAATGCCTCTTCGGGGGATTTGTTTTTGATGGTGTCAAAACCCAAGCCAAGACGGTCGAGAGTTTTCCCTATTTTACCGCCGCTTTCGTCAACACCGCCCATTGCGTTTTGTAAATTTCTCATGCCGTAGCTGATGTGATATGTAGAAAGACCGCTTTGTTGCAAAATATAATCCCATTCTTGGAAACCTTGCCGTGACAGCCCCAGCTTCTGTGCGGAGCGTTCCGTTTCAACACCCAAATCTGCTGTTTCCTTTGAAACATCAAATAATGCCTTCCCAGCCGCCGCAGTAGCCGTGCCAAGTGCGACCACTGCCGTACCGATAACGACACCGATTGTTTTTAGCGTGTCACCCAGCGCGGAAAATTTGCTCTCGGCATCATTTGCCACATCCCCGGCTTTATTGACTTCAGTACCAAAATCTCCGGCATTTTCCCCTGCATCATCGAAGCCGCTACCCGTGCCATCAAGTGCCTTGGTGGTGGAATCCAGTTCACGCTCCATGTTGTTAAGTTCTGCCTGTGCCTTGTTAAGCTGGATTTGCCAGTTTTGTGTACGTTTATCGTTATCGCCAAATGCCTCCGATGCGTTTTGCAGGGCAGATTGTAATGTAGATATTTTATCTTTCTGCGCGTCTATTTCCTTGTTTAACACTTCTTTTCGCGCAGTAAGGGCTTGGATAGATTTATCATTTTTGTCGAATTGAGATGTCACCAAAGCCATCTCGCTTCCGAGGACTTTGAAAGACTGATTTATATCGCGCAAAGCATCCTTAAACTGTTTTTCACCTTCAAGCCCAATTCTCAAGCCAAAATCCGAAATGGCGGTCACCCCCAATCAAAACGGAATAATCTCATCAATGCTCTGTTCCCTATATGGCTTTTCCATGCCCATAAATTGTTTATGGCAAGCCCACAAATCCAAAAACAATCCCAGCGGCATCGTCCAGAATTGTTCATCTTTCATGTTCATTTGTACTGTGCCGTAATAATAAAGCCGGGTAAAAATTTCACTATCCGTT